GTCACTCCTTTTGTTCACCCTTTTTTCTTATCATAATATATACTTCACTTATACTTATATTATAACATACTATTTGAATTTGTCAAGTGTTTTACTTCTTAGAGTAAATTCCCCACAAAACCCAAATTGCTACTAGACCTACAAGACCTTCTGATCCAAGTGATTTAACGAGTGCTACTACTGAGCCCACGACATCAAGACCGATAAAAGGAACTGCGGCACCAAAAAGAATTTGCAGAACTACACCAAGTGCTATAAGTGCAAGACCTGCATCTGTCAGGCTTCTCATCCAGCCTGTTACTTTATCTAACATAGGTAAAATCCTCTCTGTAAGATTGAATATGAAAGGTGTTATTATTTTTGTTAAACACCCGTTGAACCAAATCCACCATCTCTATCTGTTTTCTGAGTTGGTGGTTCATCAGACTCATCCAATGTATATTTTTCACATCGAACTAGTTCTCCTTGGCATATCCTATCTCCATCATAAATCCGCGTTGGTACGTTGCTGATGCTCGTTACCATTGCATAAATCGGATCAACATAATCGCTGTCGATGATTCCTTCGCAATTTGCTAGATAAACTCCCTGTTTGAATGCCAGACCAGACCTTGAATGTAATCGAATAGAATATCCTACCGGAATATCAGCGATAAGTCCGGTGGGAATCAACATTCTTTCCATATTATTGACTTGTAAATATGGTCTATTACTATTTATATCAAAAGCTACTTTTCTAGGTAGTCGTTTTGTCGAAACCGCTTGATAATACTCTGTGGTTTCATTTACTACTAAATTTGCATACAAATCAAAGCAAGCAGATTCTTTCGTTGAGAATACTGGTAATTGTGCTTGTTCGTTTAATTTGTAGAATTTTAATGATGTGCTTTTACTCTTCTTCGCTGTAGTCATCGGTCACTTTTTTATTCCCAATATTATATTTTGCAGTCAATGTCCATTCTTCTTTTTCTTTGTATGCTAGAATTTTCAATTGATTCAATGGAACTATTAATTCGGAAGTACGTTCCGAATCCACTAGTAATATTAGACCCCATTCGGCTAATAGATTCGCTATGGTGTTTCTTCTCGCTTGATCATTCTCTGAAAAATTGGTTGGTTTACCATCAAGTGCAAATAATTCTTTAAAATGGACAATGAAATATCGTCCTTGTTTATGTAAAATGTGGCATGATTGAAATAACGTTTTGTCTTTTCTAGATGCTACACCTATTCTAGTAAGTGTTTCTCTAATCTTTAAAAAGTCATCCGGTTCTTTCAGGGTGCATTCCACCATCTCCTCTATATTTATAGTCATTTTTCTCCACTCCACCTTTTGCAAGTTTACTTTTAATCTCTTTGATATCCTCATTACTGAGGACTTCCAAAGCCTCTTTTGCTTTTTCATTACCGAAACCAAAATATGTTTTGACTAGTTCTAGATTATCAATTTTGTCTGGTTTCAACCACTTTGACCATCGTTTCCGTGATCTAATGTTATTTATTAAAAAATCAAATTGGAGTTTATTATCAAGGAAATGATTCCTATTCATTTCATTGACTTGGAGAATGGTATCTTGAAAGAAACTAAGACCCCTGTTGACAAGAAAAGGAATATAATCCTTTTCCGCGAGGGGGTCATTTTTCATGATATCTTTCGATTCATTTATTGCTTTTATAAAATCAAATGGTCCCATGAATTATTTTTGTTTCCACCGTTTAGATTCTTCATGTGTGGTTATATCATCATCTGAAAAATCTTCATCCAAAGGTTCGGAATTGTCAGGATTACCATTGATAGGAACAAGTAACTTATCAAGGTCATGTATGGGTTTGTATGCAGGAATAGCACCATATAATACTATATTTCTAAAAAATGGCCCCTCATCTCCAAAATAAGCAGAACTTAAAAGATTTAATGTGTTATGCCAATATTCTCGAAAAAATTTTAATCTTTTCCAATAAGTATTAGTTAAGGAATACCCACCAAGAATTTCCGTTTGTATAATCACACGAATTTTATAATCTTGGTTATTATTCCACGCTTCTGCTGCCCTTACAATAGCTGACCGAAATTGTGAACTTCCCACTACCACATACTTAATTCCCTTATTGACCAACTTACCCTTATCATCATAAGTAGGTTTTATATCTTTGTAATTTCTACCGGCACCAGTTAACCAAGCTTTAGCGTGTGCACAGGTTTTCCATCCCACAACAGCTCCTTCTGGTTCAAATTGATTAATAATTGTATAACATAAATCATAGCGTTGCGCGTCTGCCATACCAGAATCCCCCATTACTCTGTCAAGTCTTTTTCTTACGACATCATATAATGGTTTATCTTGATCATCGAAAATGTCAGGATATTTACCAGAATCCAATTTTTTTCTGTAAATACGAACAAATTCACCATGAAAGGAAACTTTGTCTATCTTTCCTTTTGGGTCATCATTCTGGTAATCCGCAGCCTGGCCAAATACTGAAATTTCATCACGAATTTCTTCTTCAGTCCAAGGCTCTCCTGTAATGGGATTGGGAGTATCTTTTACTCCATATGTATCAGCAATAAGATTTTTATATCCATAACCATCAGATTTGTTAAGTTTTCCATCTGTAAAAGTACCAACCAGAATACTATCTGTTGTTCTCCTATCAATTAGTATTGGACCTGTAGCTTCAATTCTGGAATCTTCAAGTAGGGCAACTGGTGGATATTTTAATTTAAATCCATGTTTCCCGAAACTTGTTTTAATTGCACCTCGGTTTGGATGACCATCACCTTTCCATGCTGTATTTGTTTCAATATTGCTTTTACGACAAATTGTAAAAGAATCTACTATATCATAAGATGATTTGAGTATTAGACATGAGTTTGGATCGTTACCTGTATTGTACAGCCAAGGATATGCATCTTGACTTACTAATTCTTTGTTGCGTTCAGCATCTTCATCGGTGAATTCTCCACCTTGAACTAATTTGATTATATCTAAATTGGTGGACTTATTGGTAGGTATTTGTACTAAAGACATTATGTCTCCTTTTGTTATATTATTATAATTGATATTTACGATATTAACGGATAGTAAGAAGTTATCAGCTTATTATAGATCATACCACACTTTACTCTATTGTCAAGCGCTTTCGATAAACTTTTCAAGAGGAAAAGGATAGATCTTTTGATTATATTTCGCATCTTCAAAAGTAAATGCTGGACGGTCAATCTCAGATTTGTTCTTCATATCAGTTACGTCCACCCATTTTAAATCTTTTTCTTTTGGATAATTCTTGCCCCATTCAAGAGTAGAACCATTTTTCATCAACTTCTTTGCTTTTTTATTCAACGGATAGATATATCGAAACATATATCCGTTAATTTTACGGATTCCCTTATGCTTCATAAAATCAGTAGTCATCCAAAATTTCTTCTTTGTACTACCAGAAAATTCTGCATTTTCCTTGCACAACTCTTTTGTTGAACGTGGATGTAATTTTTCTCCGTTTTCCATGAGATAAACTTGAGTCCAATATTTTTCTCCAAAGTAAAAATTTGATGCTTGATAAACAAATCCACACTTGCCCATAATTCCATCCGCCATTGTGTAAAGAAAAAGACATTCTGTATTTTCTTTCATCCATCTAATAGTTGCTGAAATCATTTGACTCCCTGCACTTTTAGTATCATTAAGACCTGGAGTCAAACACATTTTCCCAATCTCATAATAATCTTTTGAAGTCAGACCAGGGAACATCTTATTAATAGTTCCCTTTGGTTGCGTTCCCCACCCCAATGTCAATACTCCTTTCAGATCATCATCAAGATAAAATCCAAGAAAGTGTTTTGTGAGCGTTGGCATTACAGGGGAATAATGATACTTTTGCACGAATTCTATTGCATTAACTTTGTGCAATTTATGTATTTCATAATTTAATTTCACATAACATCTCAAACAAAAAAATTATCAAGGCTAGTAGAAATTCTATCTCTAGCCAGTTTTGCGTAATCTTCTGATATGTCTATTCCGACATATTTTCTATTCGAATCCCTAGCAACTACACAAGTTGTTCCACTTCCGACAAAAGGATCTAATACTATCCCTTCAGGTGGACAAGTTGAGAGTATAGGAATTTCAATTAATTCAGGCGGATACACAGCAAAATGTGCTCCTTTTACCTTTCCTCCCGATGCAGATATATCCCAAACCGTGAACTTCGGCCTGGATGGACACTTACCACTATCAATTAATTGCTGATAATTAAAATCCTTAGTTATACCTGTAGATTCTCTCATTCGTTTATAATGTTTATCTTGATTTTCTGAACTAAGAGAATATCCTTCTTTTCCTTCTGCACCAGTATCCTTGTGTTTTGATAAATCATTGGTTGCAAACATTCTACGGATAGTGACTTCCGCCCAGGGTTCAAGTGTAGGAACACGATCAAAATAATATCCCTTGAGTTTTTTTACAAACCAGAACATTTTTTCGTGATTCGTCCAGAACCTATCTTTTGAGGATATTGGTTGTGGATTCGGTTTATTCCATATAATTTCATTCCGTAAATACCATCCACGATCACTCATTGCAATCTCAAAACGAGATGGAACTTGTAATAATCTCTTTTTATCATAAGTATCACCGATATTTACCCAACAAGAACCAGTAGGTTTTAATACGCGATGAACTTCATCAAATACTTCACATAAATTGGACACAAAAAGGTCAACCGAAGCTTCCGCTCCAATTTGACCTGTATTCTTGTAATCTCTTAAATTATAATATGGTGGAGATGTAATACACATATCCACCGATTCATCTTCGAATGTTTTTAATACATCGACATTATTTCCAACATATATTTCATTCATTCTATTTGACTATTAATATTTCATGCGACTTTTTAGGATCATTACCAACTACTTTTTTATTCTTACCTATTCGTTTCTCTCCAAGCGCATATGAATAATGCCATACAGGATAATATTGTTTAAAATCTTTATAATATTCACGGATAGTTTCACAATTATTATAAGATAAAATAAATTTACCTTCGTGATTATGTAACAGATCTCTTAATAATTCGTGGTCAAAACCGGTATGATGTACATCAATATTAGCATTTGGATACATCCCTTTAAACATTTTATTATCTTTATCTTTCTCCAAATAATAAGGTGGATCTAGATATAGAAATTCTCTTGGATATGTTGGAATTACCTCATCGAAAGATCCCTTTTCTACTGTCAGATTTGAATTTTTATATTCTCGTATTCGTTGAACAGTTTTTATCCACTTATCTTTATTCGCATATATTTTACTTATCCAACCAAGATACATTGGTCCGTATGACAAATTATGATTATAGAAGTAAAATGCAGCTGCATCCAAATCTGAAAATTTAATAGGGGTTCTCTTATAATAGTCAGTATGCCAACCACTTAACATATCTTGAGTATATTCCCAACAAAGCAGTTTTTCTTTAATCGTTGCATAAAACTCTTTTGTGGGTTCAAGTGTATTAAGTTTATCTGCGAGAGCATCCGAATCGCGCAACAAAACCTTCCAGAAATTAGTTAACGCATCAAATATGTCGTAACCAATAACAGGAAGGTTCATCTCAGATGACCATCTCGACTCTAAACTTCCGCCACCCATAAATGGCGATACTATTCGTTCTGGTAGAGTTGGTATATGTTCATTAATAATCTTATATGCCTTAGATTTTCCTCCAGCATATCTTATAGGGGTTTTCAAATCTTACCTTTTCTCTTATTGACATAATCAGCAAAAGATTCTTTAATCCGAACAGGCATGGACTGCTTTGAACCATCTTCTTGAAAATTCCAAACAGGAAACTTACCTGCCGTTTCAAGGTGATACTTAATACAATCTTCTTCAATTTCTTTAGGACTCATTAGTACCATTTTAGTTACTGGACCAATTGCTCCCATGAATTCATGTTCAAAAGGTTCATCATATTGCATCCATATTTGAACAACATTTCCTTTTTCCATCTCTTCTCTCATAAGAAAAT